AAAACAAAAATAAAATATCTTCCGTTATATGATAGTTTTTATAATTTAACGAGCTCGTCAAAGAATGAACTGATATCTGTATTGAAAGCAGTTCTGGATAATGATTCTATTGCACTAGATGAAAAGCAGACACTCAAGGCCCAGTTAATAGAAAGCGCAGGACAGTTTCATACAAATATTAGTTCGGCAGATGTTAGTTTAGAACAAACGTTAATAAAGCCAGTTATAAATCTTGTTTTGTTAAGAGAAAAAGCTAAGGAGACTTTGCAATCGGCAGAATTATTATATAGTGAAGATAAATACATGGATTGCGCAAATAGATGCTACTATACCATGATGTTTTCGTTAAAAACTCTACTGGAAAACCAAGGTAAATTGGCAAATTGGAAAGTCAATGAATTAAAGGAGAGCGAAACACATAATTCTCTTGAAAATGGATTAAAAGACCTAGTGTCAGCAAGTATATTAGATGCAACTGATGAGGCTAATTTTGAATATGTTAAGGACCAAAGATGGAAATGTGATTATTCACTTTATAAGTTTACAAAGGCTGACGCAAATCAGTGCTTGAATTTTGCTAGACAGTTTTTCAAAAAGGTAGAGACTATAATTGGATAAAGTAAAGAGCCCTCCTGGCCATCATGGTCAGGAGGGTTTAGTGCATCTATGGGACTTATGCATCCACATCAATGCTAACACCGGATTTCAATTCGACGGTGATGTGGTCATCCCAGATAGTGATCTGCTTGATCCAGCGTCGTACCATCGATTCGTCAAATTCGGTGAGGTGGGTAGTCTGGTGTGCGATATAATCTTGCAGATCGTTGATCCGATTTATCTGCTCATCTCTTGCAGCAGTGTCGACGGTAGTCTTCTGGCGGAGTTCTCGAAGCCTGAATATTTCATCAGCAATCTCGTATTCTCCGGTCGGATAACCTAAGAAACGAGAAAGACAGATGTGTTCAAAAGCTGCATTGAATGCCCACTTGATGACAGATTCATCCTCCAGGGCAAGAAGAACTTCTTTTGGAATCTGTTCTCCGCAGGCAAGGTCAATGACCCGAACGGGCTGGCTGTCTGCGCTATAGGCAAAGAGTAAGATTTCAAAATTGGAAGACTCCACATAACGATAGACGCCTGTTTTTTGAAGAGGCACATCACTGTAGGTCTCAATATCAATACTGAGTGTTTCCATGAGATTGTTCTTTCTACAAAACAGGCAGCAGAGAAATCCCTGCCGCCTGCCGTGTTACTGTTTATCTTTATTGGATTTGTATTTATTGATGTCACGGCGGATGTGGTATACCGCATAGCGGATAAGATAGAGAGTAATTTCCCCTACGTTATAAATGATGAAGCCATAGACCGCTACAAAAAAGGTGTATGCGATGACGTTAGCAATAAATAGATTTAAGATTTCTGCAAATTCATTCATAGATTGTCTCCTTTTGTCGAAAGATGTGCTGACGGCAGTAGAACCACCGCCAGCAGGTTTATAGATTACTTAAAGTCTTTCATGCGTTTTTCATGGTATTCGAGATCACGCTTGTCCTTTTCCTGTTCACGCTTTTCGCGTTTGTGGTCATTGATGATACTCTGAATCATAGAGATTGCAGTAGTAAGGCCAACACACGCGAAGCAGCCGATACAGATGTTTACAAGAATTGTGCTAATCATGATTGTTTCCATAGTTTGTCACCTCCGTTAGTCAAGGAAATCATCATCGTCATCAGTTGCAAAGTCAGATTCAGCAGAAGCCTTACCACCAAGAGGCTCGCCATCACGAATCTTCTGCAGATTGTTAAGGCCGCAGGCGATGCCCTTATTACCAGAGCTGTTGAAAGCATAGAAGCTGATGCTGGCACGACCGTAGACTCCAGAGTAAACCTCAGAACGAGTGAGGATAGGATTGCGGTCTGCATCTACGATGCCCGGAGCAGAGGTTGCATTGGCATTCACAAAGTAGCTGCCAGCGTAAGCATGGTCGTCCGGTCGTTCAAGGTCGCCATCACGAAGAGGAGTCTTAAGTACGGAAAGAGCTGGTACAGACTTGCCATTACCCTTGAGCTTTGCTTCACCTTCACGATATGCAGCCTCGATAGCAGATTCAATCTTTGCGACAGTCTTTGTGTCGGACTTCGGGATAATCAGGCTGACATTATACTTCGGAGTGCCACCGTTAATGGACTTCGGTTCCCAGACGTTGGCGTAGCTCCAGCGTGTGTTAGGACCGGTGATAACCTTCATGGGATTTGTCATTTTTGCATTTTTACTCATTGTCATATTCCTCCATAAAATCATTTTTTGCTGTGTTCATTGCCGGGCGTTTATCGCTCTCCGGCACAAGAGTAGGTTTGCCTTGTGGCTTTTCAATATAGGCTGCAAGGAGCTCTTCGAAGCGAGACTTACCGAGCAGCTTTTGCATGGCCGTGATACCAAGCAGCTTCTTTTCGTAAGGGTCAAAACCAGCAGCTTTGACAGCTTTCGATACGGCGTCTTCGTTGGTATATCTGCGGTTGGAGCGACCCTCGACCAGCTTCCAGCCAGTCCATTCTTTACCGCTGATTGCCTGTTGGAGTGCATACTCCTTGATGTCATTGGCCCAAGCGACCAGTTCGTCGACACGGGAGAGGATGACTTCAATTTCCGAATCTTTCAATAGGGGTGGCAGTTTGAACTCGTGCTGTGCGAGTAGAAGATTGGCTTCAGCTCTGGCTCGGCATTCATGCTTTGCTTTACAGAATCCGCACCATTCACCACACAGGAAGTTTCCATCACCGGCAAAGGCAAGGTCTGCGGTAGGTTTCAGAACTTCATCGGCCCATTGATACAGGTCATCCTTGCTGACTTCGTAGGTAGAAATGTTCTGGCGTCTGGGCTGATAGATGGTCATGCTGACCGTATCGATGTCATAGATGTCATCGAAGAGCTCCAGAGCGCCAAGGGCGTAACACTTCATCTGCGGATTGTCTTCAGCGGATACGAGAATTCCAAGACCGTGCTTGTAGTCAATTACGTGCATGGTATCGTCGCTGATGAGAATGGCATCAGATGTTCCGAAGCCTTGTTCTACTCAACGGGAGAAGTCCACTCGCTGTTCAATCAGAACAACAGGGTCGGAGCAGGTCTGCTTAGCCTCTTCCAAAAGCTCCATGATGAAGCAGGCATACCCGGTAGCACAGTCATCCATTTCAGCGTTATACCAGTCGAGATTCTTAGTAGGATCTGTAGCTTTTATGCCGAGTGCTTTGCGGAGCTTGTATTCACAAAGAGAGTGGGCATCGGAGCCTTCTGCAGCATAGTTGCTGCTTTTATCCTCATAGGTTTCGCAGAGCCTTGCTGATGGTGGGCAGTGAAGCCAGCGGTCAGAAGAGGATGCGGAGAGGATTGCATGTCCTTTAGGTGGCATATTAGAGCACCTCCGCTTCCCTGAGCAGGGCTTCATAATGTTTCGGGTCTACGAGTGACAACTTGCTTGCACCGTACTTTTTTAGAAGTTCTCGAATTTCAGCTGTATGTCCGGCACGAGATTTATCAGCCAGAACAGCTCGAACCGCCTCAAGGGTCAGTGCAGGTTTTGTTTTCTTTTCAGGTCTAGCAGCAATATTTTTAGCTTGCTGCTTATCATCAGATGAAAACTGCTGTGTGAGCCAGTTTGCTGCATCATTAATAGCAGTGGCAGCATTTCTCAGCTCTTCGATGGTCATAGCCATATCGTTCATTTTTGACATTTACTTTTCCTCCTTCCTCGGATTGTCTGTGTGCGGCGATGATTCTGAGATTCTTCGCCATTCTTGCGGATACCTGGCTGATTGCAGTGAGAGTAGCAATCACTTCTGCGTCAGTGCCGCTTCTGTTGTGAAAATTCCGATTCACGATGTTCACCTCGCTTTCTGTAGGTCGCTTTGTTTCGCCTTACACTACTCAATGGAGATGAGATGGCCGTTTGGCCGAAAAAATGTAAAAAAGTTTTTGAAAAGAAAAATCGTCCCCTGAAAAATCAGAGGACGACCATTCATATTAGATGTAGTCCTTAAGCTCGGAGCGGAGCTTCTGGAACAGCTTGTTCCTGCGATACACGAATGTATTACGAGAGAGGCCCATTTCCTTGCCGCAGTCACGTTCCGATTTTCCTTCCATAATAAGCTGGCAGATAAGACGGCCTTCCGGGTCCAGCTCATTCAGCTTTGCGTAGAGGGCATTAAGAAGCTCTGCATCCTCTAATACTTCAGCGATAGCTGCAGATTCATCCGGTACATCGTCAAGCCAGCTCTTTTCGTTTCCGTCACTGTCGCTAATGGTGTTGTCGAGAGAAAGCTGATCGCCAGCTTTGGCATAAGGACAGGTTAAGCAATCCATGTCGCATAAGTAGCGCTTGCTTGCAGGGCAGACACAGCAGCCATGTTCCTGCTGACGCTTGCGATAGGCGTTGATGTCACGGTAGTAGTTCGTGTAGAACTCCTTGTTGACATCCACCCAGCTTTTGGATTCCTTAATATAGATACGATACTCTTTACTCTGATTGTCTTTGTTTGCCATAACATTTACCTCCGTTGGCTTCATATTTGAAGCGGAGATAACCGTTATGGCTGCCAGTGTTTTTCATAAGATGGTCACCTCATGCGGATAACTCCGCTTCTTTCCGGTGACCAGCCGTTCGTAAGCTGGCACTCTATTGATATGTTCTCTTGTTCATCAACTACGAACACACCACGTGGCCACGAAGATGGTGAGTTGATGAACAAGTCAGACTGGTTAACGTCTTGTCCGAGACGAGTTTTTAATAACTATCTTAAATATGCCAGATTTCAAAATAGAAACCTCAGACATGCCTATGTCCGTTTTTAGGAATAATGAGATGATTGATGGAACGGATAATGATTGAAAATCCTGGATTTACAAAAGAAAAGACCGGACATATACATGTCCGGCTACCAAAAAACAAATATGAACGAATAGTAAAATTTCTAAGAAAAATAACAACAAATATAAGCAAATAACAAGAAACTACTTGTTTTTGCTGGTAGAAATGACTATAATATTATTGGGTAATTGTATCTATACGTAACTTCGTGAGGTGAAAT